GACGATGTGGCCCTGTGCGACAGCATCATGAACGAGCAGGGCGTCCAAGCCTTCGATCGTTATATGGCTCTGTCTTCGCGCGACTACAACGGCATCGCTGGCAACATCGCTGGTGGCGCTACTGGTGGTGGCGCAGCACGCAGTTTCTCTGGCACCAAGTCCAACACCGCCTTCGAGCGTTCTTTCGTCGGCATGGTCGCTGGCTTTGAGACCTACAAGCTGGACTACGCCAATCGCCTCACCGGCGCAACTGGTGCTGATCCGACCATGAGCACTTTGGCTGCGGCAAGCAACTACTATGTGCCTGTCGCAACTTCCACCGCAGCAACGGGCGAAACGCAGAACGTGGACAATCGTTTCCAGACGATTACCGTGTCGAGCACCACCGACCTGCCTGCTGGCTCTGCTATTGAAATCGAAGGCGTTGAGGCTTGCCATCACATCACCAAGCAAGGTACTGGTTTCTCGAAGACCTTCCGTGTCGTGAGCGTGACCAATGCAACCACTTGCGTCATCACCCCGCCGATCATCTCGGCCCAGGGTGGCACTGACGCTGAGTTGCAATATCAGAACTGCATCGTCACCGCTGCTGCTGGTCGCACCGTGAACCGCTTGAACACCACCACCGCACCCATGAACTGCTTCTGGCAGAAGGATGCGCTGGAGATTCTGCCTGGCCGTTACGCTGTCCCGTCTGATGCTGGTGTCGCAGTGATGCGTGCAAGCACCGACCAGGGCATCGAGCTGGTCATGCAAAAGCAGTACGACGTCAACACCATGAAGACCAAGTATCGTCTCGATACCTTGTTCGGCGTGGTCAACAAGCAGCCAGAGATGTCTGGCATCTTGCTGTTCAATCAGGCATAAGGAGCCATCATGAGCTACAACGTAATTTTTGCGCAAGGCACGGCCACCGTTACCGTCCCAGCAAATGAAAAAATCGCCGTTCAAGCATACTCGCCAGCGAGCGTGTTTCAGGAAGTTGGTTACCCCAACTTTCCTGAATCACAGGACTTGTTGACCACGGTTGAGAACACCACTTATGTATCAGGCGCATTCACTAATGCCACCAGCGTGACTATTCAAGCTGGTGCATCGGGCGCGTACTACTCGGTGGGCGTAGCACCTGACATCAACAACAATGGCAACTGGCAGCCTCAAGGTGCGCCTGCTGACATAGCTGATGGTGGCTCGATGATTGCCACGGCAGCCAACGTGCTGACTGGCATCGTGACAGCAACGCCAACGACTGCTCGAAGTATTCAACTGCCAACGGGTGCAAACCTTGACCTGGCAACTGAATGGGCAATCGGTGATTCGTTTGACTTCACCGTCCTCACTCTGGCTGCGTATGTTTTGACCATCACGGTCAACACTGGCGTGACCATTGTGGGTGCTGCTACAACGGCTGCAACGTCTGGTGCATCTGCACGCTTCCGTCTTCGCAAGACTGCGGCTGATACGTTTATCGTTTATCGTATCGGTGGTTAAACCAAACAGGCCAGCAGAGATGCTGGCCTGTTTTTAATGGAGAACGATATGCCAATGACCAAAGGTTACTCAAAGAAATCAATCGGCAAGAATATTGCTATGGAAATGAAGGCCGGAAAGCCCCAAAAGCAGGCCGTCGCTATGGCTCTCGGCATGGCAAGCAAGTCGGCAAAAGCCGCTGGCAAGCCAGGTAAAGCACCGATGAAAAAGATGAAATGATTAAGTCAGCCGCAATTATCAAGACCAAGGCTCTCGCCCCGCGGAAGGAATTGCGGTTGGAAAAGCGCAGGCTAAAAAAGGCGCAGGCAGCAGAGCGCAAAGCAATCAAGCAAGTGCGTCCATCGCCTATTGGTAGGCAGTTTGTGGAAGTCCATGAGATTGAAACTTCTGTGGAAGAAGGCCCAGCAACCCGCGAGGAAATGCTGCAACAAGCCGAGGTGCTTGGGCTGAAGATTGACAAACGCTGGTCAGATGCAACCCTACTAAAACACATCGAGGGATCAGCATGGGCTACACAAAACGACAATTCATAAGCGCCTCCTTCGAGGAAATCGGGCTTGCGTCTTATGTGTTTGATCTACAGCCCGAGCAGCTTGAATCCGCTCTGCGTCGTCTTGACGCAATGATGGCAGACTGGAACGCCAAGGGCATCCGTCTTGGTTACCCGCTGCCATCCAGCCCACAGGACAGCGATCTTGATGAAGAAACGCTTGTCCCTGATTCGGCTTATGAAGCCATCATTTGCAGCCTGGGCATCAGGCTGGCTCCGTCCTACGGCAAGCAAGTGATGATGGAGACCAAGACCACGGCCAAGCAGGGCTATGACATTTTGTTGCAACGGGCCACGTTCCCGCTTGAGAAGCAGCTGCCTGCGACCATGCCTGCCGGTGCTGGCAACAAGCCTTGGAGGGTCTACGACAATCCGTTTATCAGGCCACCAGCCAACCCAGTCACTGCTGGCCCTGATGGGCCTATCGAATATTACTAAGGACAATCATGCCAACGATCAATCAACTGCCAGTCCTGAACACGATTTCAAGCGGCGACCAGCTTCCGGTTTATTCACCAAACAACGGGGATGCAAGACGCACCTCGATTGGTTCTTTGCTGACGTTTTTCCAGCAGACTTTTGCATCGCCAACGCTGTCGGTCAATCTTTATGTGCCTGGCTCTGGCTTTAATATCACTGTGCCAACCCCTGTCAGCAATGACCAATGGATGCTGCTGCAACCCGCTGGAACGCTGGCAACTGGCACGATTACCCTGCCTTTGAACACGGGCGTGCCTGACGGCACTACGGTGCTGATTACGACTACGCAGGAGATCACCTCGTTGACGATTGCGCTTAATGGCGCATCGGCTATCTACGGCGGTGTGTCGTTCTTGGGTGCTGGCGCTGCAACAGCGATTCGATTTTATCAGCCTACAAACTCTTGGTATCAGATCAATGCTGACACCGTTTACGGGGCTGGCGTGCAAGCTTTCTTGGCAACACCATCGAGCGCCAACCTGCGAACGGCAATGACCGATGAAACGGGCACGGGCGTGTTGGTCTTCAACACCAGCCCGACCCTCATCACACCTGTGTTGGGAACAGTGACCAGCGGCAACATCAGCGCCTGCACCAGCACGGGCATGGTCATGGTGACGCCTGTCATCGGCGCAGCCACCGGCACAAGCCTGACGGCAACGGGCTTGATTAAATCAAGCGGCACCGCTGGCGTTGGATATGCCACAGGCGCAGGCGGTGCAGTCACGCAAATCACAAGCCGCACCACGGGCGTGACGCTAGACAAGACAACGGGTGCAATCACCTTGTTCAGTGCAGCAGGCTCGGCAACAGCGGCAACTTTCACTGTGACTAATAGCACCGTGGCGGCAACCGATGTCATTATCTTGAACCAAAAATCAGGCACAGACTTGTATGACTTGATGGTCACTGCGGTGGCGGCTGGAAGTTTCAACATCACATTCCGCACCACTGGTGGCACGACCGCAGAAACACCAGTGTTTAACTTTGCAGTTATTAAAGGCGTGGCAGCGTAATGGCAACCAAGCCCAAGTCCTCGGTCAATGCGGCTGGCAATTACACGAAGCCAACCATGCGGAAAGCCTTGTTTGAAAAAATCAAGGCAGGGACAAAGGGCGGTGACCCAAACGAATGGTCAGCCCGTAAAGCCCAACTGCTGGCCAAGAAGTACAAAGAAAAAGGTGGCGGTTATAAATGAAAGCCACACAAAAAAGCCTGAAAGACTGGGGTTCGCAGAAATGGCGCACCAAGTCAGGAAAGCCATCGTCTGAGACGGGCGAGAGGTATCTGCCTGAGAAGGCTATCAAGTCACTGACAGCGGCTGAGTATGCGGCAACCACACGGGCAAAGCGTGAGGCTACTAAAGCAGGCAAGCAATTTGCCAAGCAGCCTAAAAAGATTGCTGAAAAGATTAAGGGCTTCAGATGAAAACCCCAGCCTATGCACGTAAGGAAGGTCAGAACCCCAAAGGCGGCTTGAACGCCAAGGGAAGGGCTGCGGCAAAAGCCGAGGGTATGAATCTAAAGCCTCCTGTTAAGTCTGGCGATAACCCTCGCAGGGCATCGTTCTTGGCTCGCATGGCTGGCAATTCTGGCCCAGAATACAAAGACGGTGAACCGACCCGTTTGCTGTTGAGTCTGAGGGCGTGGGGCGCATCGTCCAAGACTGATGCCAAGGCCAAGGCCAAGCGCATCTCTGAACGCAACAAGGCCAAGTGATGCAGATACCCATCCTCAACGGCATCTACGCTGACAACTCTCCAGAGCTGCGCACCGCTTACCCGGTCAACTTCGTCCCGGTGCCGAAGCAGTCAGGGATTAGCAACGGGTTTTTGCGGCCAGGCGACGGCATTGTGGCCAACGGAACAGGCCCAGGCATTGACCGTGGCGGCATCAACTGGCAAGGCAGTTGCTATCGAGTGATGGGCACAAAGCTGGTGGAGGTCTCCAGCATGGGCACAGTGACTGTGCTGGGTGATGTAGGTGGGCCAACAGATCAACTGGTGACATTCGATTACAGCTTTGACGAGTTGGCGATTGCCTCCGGAGGGCGGCTGTATTACTGGGACGGCACGACCCTGACGCAAGTCACCGACCCCGACCTCGGCGTGGTGCTGGATGTGGTTTGGGTGGATGGTTACTTCATGACCACCGACGGCGAGTTTCTGATCGTCACCGAGCTGAACGATCCCACCCAAGTCAACCCGCTGAAGTACGGATCGTCCGAAGTTGATCCAGACCCTGTGGTGGCGTTGCTCAAACTCAGAAACGAGGTCTATGCGCTGAACCGCAACACCATCGAGGTGTTTGACAACGTTGGCGGCGAGCTTTTTCCATTTGCAAGGATTGATGGAGCGCAGATACAAAAGGGTGTTGTCGGGACGCAGGCTTGCTGCGTTTTCATTGAGCGCATTGCCTTTTTAGGGAGTGGACGCAATGAAGCTCCGGGCATTTACGTCGGCGCTGCCGCAACCGCTCAAAAGATCAGCACGCAGGAGATCGACAATCTGCTGCTCAATTACACCGAGGTGCAACTGGCCACCGTCAAGCTCGAAGCACGCAATGACAAGAACCATCAGCACCTTTATGTGCACTTGCCAGACCGCACCGTGGTCTACGATGCATCGGCATCCGAAGCGCTTGGTGAACAGGTATGGTTTACGCTGACTACCACCACGATAGGCTTTGCCCAGTACCGCGCTCGCAATCTAGTCTGGGCATATGACAGGTGGCTGGTAGGCGATCCACAATCCAGCACCATCGGTTACTTGGTTCAAGATACCGGCCACCATTGGGGTCAACAGGTACGCTGGGAGTTTGGCACGCTCATCGTCTACAACGAGAGCAATGGCGCAATTTTTAACGAGCTAGAGCTGGTCAGTCTCACGGGCAGCATTGCTCTTGGCAAAAACCCGCAAATCAGCACCAGCTACAGCATCGATGGAAAGTCATGGAGCCAAGATCGCAGCATCAGCGTTGGCACCACAGGCAGCAATAAGCGCCTGGCGTGGTTCCAGCAAGGACACATGCGCAACTGGCGCATCCAGCGCTTCCGTGGCGACAGTGATGCCCACGTGTCATTCGTACGACTTGAGGCTCAGATCGAGCCACTGGCATTCTGATGGCAACCGCACCCATTTCCCGCAAGCTAAATCTAACGCGAGACCAGCTTGCTGCATTTCTGACTGACCAACAGCAGATCAGGCAGTTCGAGCTTTTATTCTCCACTGTTGACACATTGCAAGTCATCATCGGAACCGACTTTGAGTTTCAGGCCGACAATGCCGCCGCTACTGCAAACGAGGCGCTGGCACAGATTTCTGCATTAGCGCAACAATCAGCCATCAATGCGGCGCTGGCTGAGAACAAAGCAAATCAGGCGCTGGCGTTGGTCGACAAGCTGAATAAAGCCGTTGAGGGCTTGCAGATGACTCCACCGCCACGGGAGTTCAAAAGGGCAAGATATGGGTCGTTTTATGACACCACCACCCAGACAGCGACAGTTATCAACACAGCCAAGGCCATTACGTTTAACAACACCGACCTGAGCAACGGTGTTTATCTTGGCTCTCCCACCTCGCGGATCATTGTAGATAGCGAGGGCATTTACAACTTTGACACATCGTTTCAGTTGGATAAGACCGCAGGCGGCACGGGGATATTTGATTTTTGGTTTCGCCTTAACGGTGTCGATGTGCCAGATAGTTGCAGTCGAATCAGAATTCAGGGTAATAACGCTGAGATTTTTTCATCGCTGAATTACTTTTTTGATCTTAAGGCGAATGACTATGTTGAACTGATGTTCTCGGTCGATGACCTCAGTGTTGAAGTTACCGCATTTGCAGCTTCTGCCCCACACCCAGGTATTCCGTCCATAATTCTCACAGTTAACAACAATATCGGAGGTGTCCAGTGACAGTAACAGTAAAAGTGCTTATTCCTGCAAAACAGGCAGAAAACACACAAACTACGCAATACACCGCCACCAATGTCAAGGCCATCATTGACAAGTTCACGGTGACAAACACCAGTGGCAACAATGTGACTTTCAGTTGCAACTTGGTCACAGTGTCTGGGTCAGCGGGAGCATCAAATCTGATTATTGATGCTCGAACTATCGTGCCAGATGAGACCTACACTTGCCCTGAACTGGTGGGTCAGGCATTAGACGTTGGTGGTTTTATATCTACGCTGGCAGGGACGGCAACATCCCTAACCATCCGAGCATCAGGCCGAGAAATTTCATAATGAGCGCAGCATGAAAGAATTTATGGTTATCCCACGGGGCTTTAATGGCTTGCCGATGGAAGAGGAGTTTTTGACCAACGCAGAGAATAAAAAGAACTATGCCGTTGCGGTTGCTGATTGGAACTATGGTCCTGAAATGCCAACGAATGAAGCTGGCGCAAATAAGGAGTTCTATGCAGGACTGGCAGAGGCGATGCAATGCGATGAAAAAGACGCACGGCGCAAGCATTGCTCAAACTGCGAGTATTATGACAACAGCTTTATGACCCAAGTCAGAATTGAGCGCATCCCGATGGCGACCTATGACAAGGGCGCAGGGTTCAGGGGTCACTGCGAAAAGCTGAATTTCATTTGCAACGATATGCGAGTTTGCCAAGCGTGGGAAGAGCGCGAGTCTGAGGATTGAATATGTGCGAAAATTCTTCTGCTGAGTCTATCGGGCCGCCAGCAGCTCACCATGTACAGGAGTTGGCATGACTGGTCTTGATTGGCTCAAAGAGAACCTACAAAAGGTTCTTATGCTGCCTACGCCGGTCGTGGAATGGCTCGTCATGGTCTACGAGGCCATTCAGGTGTTTGACGATGTTGCCGATGGTGACACGTTCGAGCGTAAAGAGCTGGATGCAGTCATCTGGAACACGATGGTGGGGATGCATCAAAACCCATTTTTCATCACAAACAGCCACCACCTTATTCCATTGCTTGCAACGGCAATTATGAAGTGGCAAGCATCAGACCATGCAGAACGCAAAGGTAAAGCCGATGCCAGATCATTCGTCTGGCGCGCAGGCTACTACGATCTGATATTGATGGCCGTCTCGCTTACACATGGTCCAGGCTTTGCCACAAAGAATGCGCATCTGGTCATGGAGTTGTACGGCGAAAAATTTGAAGACTACATGAAGGAGTTCGGCAATGCCTGATCCAGCCACATTGCTAGTTGTTGGCGGAAGCCAGCTTATTGGCGGCATGATGCAAGCCGACGCAGCCGGTGAAGCCGCAGGCATCCAAGGCGATGCAGCTCAACAAGGCATTGACGAACAGCGTAGGCAATTCGATGCAATGCGCAACTTGCTCAAGCCTTACACTGAAGCCGGTATTCCTGCTCTTGCGGGATTACAGCCATACGCCCAGGCCGGCGCGCCAGCACTAGAGCAGCAGCAGGCCTTACTTGGATTGCTAGGCCCAGAAGCTCAACGTGCAGCCATTGCCGGCATTGAAGGTGGCGCAGGCTACCAATCACAAGTGCAAGCCGGTGAAGAAGCATTACTTCAGCGCGCATCGGCAACTGGTGGCTTGCGTGGTGGAAACATTCAAGGCGCACTTGCACAATTCAGACCGCAAATGCTACAGCAAGAAATTGAGAAGCAATATGGCCGATTGGGTGGCCTGGCTGACATTGGTCGAGTCACACAGCAGAACTTGGCCCAGATCGGCCAATCTTCAGGAGCTGGTGTCGGTGCGGCAGGATTGGAAACAGGCACTAATATAGCGAATCTACTTGCCCAACAAGGCCAAGCAGCAGCTGGCGGCGTGCTTAACGAGGCTAAGGCCTATAGCCAACCATTCAATTTGCCAGCTCAGTTCCTAGGAATGCAGTACGGCGCAGGCAAAAAAGTTGGATTTGGGTTCTAAAGGAAAACAACATGGCAACCATCAACCCATTCCAAGGACCCATCAACTACTCAGTCGATGTGCAAAGCCCATTTGAGGCGGCAATCGGCGGCTTTAAACTTGGCGCAGCGGGTGCAGAAGCTCAAGCGCAAGCACTGGTGCGTGAGCAAGCAAAAAAGGCTCAGACAGAACTTGCAACTTTGTTTAAAAATCCAAATGCGACAGCGACTGATTTTGCTCGTGTTTCTTCCATGCTACCAAGAGATCAAGCAGAAAGCGTTCTCAAGTCGTTCGAACTGATGTCAACGTCTCAGCAGAAAAATCGACTACAAGAATCTGGTCAAGTCTATGCAGCCATGAAATCTGGCCAACTTGATATTGCAAAGACTTTGCTTCAAAAACAGGCCGACGCATTCCGCACTGGCGGTAAAGAGCAAGAGGCAAAAGCCACAGAGACTTATTTGCAATTGGTTGACATGAACCCCACTGGAGCTCAGACAACTATCGGATTGATGATAGCCACAATGCCTGGTGGTAAAGAACTGCTTGAAAATGTTGATAAGACACTTTCAACAGGCAGGGCCGAAGCTCTAGCTCCAGAAGAGTTGCGTCAGAAAATTGCTGCTGCTGACGAAGCCGTGGCAAATGCCACCACAGCGAAGGCAACTGCCACAAATGCAGCCGAGACGGCGGCAGCGAATGCAGCACTGGCCAGGGCGCAAGCAGACAGGGCTAAAGTCGATGCTCAGTATGCAGAGAGAAATGCACTCGCAGACCTTAAAAAGAAGGCTGCCGATCTTGGATTGACAAGCGCACAAACTGACTCGGCGCTGGCTCAAGGTAAAAAATTTGGAGCAGAGGCAAGTGCAGCTCTTCTTGAATTGGAAGCACTCAAGAAAGGCGGCGCTTTAGCTACTCCGAAAGCATTTGAGCAGGAAGAAAAAATCCGCAAGGAATATCAATTGCGCACCAAAGTTTTTGGCGAGCTGCAAGGCACATTCAACACACTCAAAGCCTCATCTGAATCTGCCAATGGTCCAGGCGACATTGCCTTAATTACCGGCTTCATGAAGATGCTCGATCCCGGTTCAGTTGTGCGCGAGACTGAATTCGCAACGGCACGCGATACAGCCGGACAGTTTACGCAGTTACAAAACATGCTTGAAAAGGCTCAAAACGGCCAACTTCTCCGCCCTACCCAGCGCAAAGAGTACGTGGCTTTGGCTCAGAAATACTTGGATTCAGCACAGAAAAAAGCAGACGAAGACAAGGAGGCATTGGGCGTGGTGGTCAAGAATTACCGGCTCAACCCTGAGAACGTGTTTGGTCCTGAACCTGCGGCAGTTCCAAACAGCGTGACAGTTGGTGGCAAGACTTACACTCGTCCTGCGAACTTTACTGATGATCAGTGGAGCGCATACAAGCAATCTATGGGGGCGCAATGAGTCCAGAAGAATGGCTGGCATCTCAACCTAAGCAGGCTGCACCAGCAGCTCCTGCGCCTGCACCCATGGCCACAGCACCTGCTGCGGCACCGGCTGCTGCGCCCATGTTACCAGAGCAGTGGGCGGCATCGCAGCAGAAACCAGCAGAAACAACCCTGCAAGGCATCACGGGCGCAATTACTAGAGGCTTGGCACTTCCAGCGGCAGGCGCAGCCCTTGGTGCCGCTGCTGGCCTTCCATTGGCCGGCGTTGGCGCTATTCCTGGAGCTGTCGCAGGTGCTGGTGCAGCGACCCTTGCAGGATTGGTCGCAGACCCAATTGTTGGCTCTATTAACAGCATGTTTGGCACGACCTACACGCTACCCACAGATGCACTGCAAGACCTCCTGAGCCGTGTAGGAGTGGCCGAGCCAAGAACGGCAGCAGAGCGAATTGTTCAAACCATTGCAGCAGGCGCTGCCGGCGCTGGTGGCATGGCGGCTGCTGGAAAGGCCGTTGAAATGGCGGCAGGCGCTGCCAAACCTATCACGCAGGCCGTAGGTGCTCAACTGGCTGCAAATCCAGTGGCACAGATTGCAGGCGGCGCAGGTGCTGGCCTAGCAGGGCAGGCAGCAAAGGAAATGGGCGCTGGCCCAGCCGGGCAAATTGCAGCCAGCCTTGTTGGTGGTGTGGCTGGTGCAAAAATGGCAGGAACAAAAATTCAGCCATCAGCAGCACAGCTACCATCAGACATTGCAGACGCAGAGCGAGCAGGCGTCAGACTTATGACTACCGACGTAGTGCCGCCACGCACCTTTGCATCAAAGTGGGTGCAAACTGTTGGGGAACGTATCCCAGGCGCAGGCACTGGTGGCGTGCGTCAAGCTCAACAGACAGAGCGCATTGAGGCTGTTCGGAATGTATTGCGAGACTTTGGTGCTGATGATGCTGCCAGAGCCTCAGACGATGTGATGAAGGACTTAGCCAAAAAACGTGGCGCTGATCTGTCAAAGTATGCTGGTTTAAAAACAGAGGTAATTGAGCGTCTTGGGCAGACTGGCACAGTGCCAATGACCAACACAGTGCAAGCCATTGACGATCAGATTGCTAAACTTCAAGGATTAAAAACCCAAGAAGTTGCACCAATCATTGAGCGTCTGACAGACTGGAAAGCAGCATTGCAAGGTCAGAGCTTAGTCAATGTTGAAACACTGCGCAAGCAAATCGGAGAAAGTTTTAAGGCTCCTGAATTAGCATCAGTTCGCGGTATTGGTGAAAAAGCATTGTCCAGCATCTACAAGCCACTTAAGCAAGACATGGAATCGTTTATTACACAAGTTGGTGAACGTCGTGATGTTACAAAGTGGAAAGTGGCAGACAAACGGCTGGCTGATCTTGCTGGCGAGCTTGGCATGGGAACGCTTAAATCAGTTCTTAAGCGTGGCGATGCAACACCAGAAGTAATTGGAAATATGCTATTCAGCAAAAAGCCAAGCGAAGTAAGCCAGCTTTATTCAAGCCTTACGCCAGCAGGCCGCCAAAGCGCTAGAGCTGCAATCCTTGCGAGAGCAGCAGAAAAAGCAACAGCAGACGTTGCCGAAGGAACGGTCATATCACCAGATAAGTTTTCCAATGAAGTAAAACGCCTTGGAACTTCGATCGGCGTGTTTTTTACTGGCGACGATCTGAAACAAGTCGAAGGCCTTACCCGAGTGCTAAACATCACAAAACGCGCATCTGAGGCCGCAGCAGCACCACCAACAGGAGTCCAGACTGCAATCCCCGTAAGTGCTGCAGCACTATCTAGTTTCTTTGGTGGTGGCCTGCCAGGGTTTCTTGCAACGCTTGGAACTGCTGGGGGAGTTGGTGTGGCTGCTCGAATTTACGAATCTGCACCAGTACGCAACTTGCTGATTAAAATTCCACAGACTGTTTCTGGAGGCCCAGAGGAAGCCGCACTTCTTAAGCGCCTTGCGTCTATTCTGCAAACTCAAGGCCAAATTACTGAAAACCAAAATAAATGAAGCCCTCAACGCATTGCCGCCCGTGCAGCCTTAACCGACAATTCATAATTCAGGAGAGCCAGTAATGCCCACACTCTCGATTCAACCGCCATACCCAGCTTTCGCTGGCATTGACGGCCTGCCGTTGGAGAACGGCTACATCTGGATCGGCACGGTCAATCTGAACCCCCAGGTCAACCAGATCGCGGCCTATTGGGACGCAGCTCTGACCATTCCAGCAGCCCAACCAATTCGCACATCGGGTGGTTATCCAGTTTATCAAGGCACACCAGCCGTTATATATGTAGACAGTGATTACAGCATCCAAGTTTTAAACAAAAATGGAAGTTTGATTTATAGTGCGCCAGCCGCAACCGAAAGATTTAGCGCGGCCATTATTACTGTTACATATCGTAACGTAAGCATGAACGTGCAAGAGGCATTTGATGATGTGTCTGATGAAATCGACAATTTGCAAACTGAAATTGATAGCTCAAACAAAATTAACTATAACTGGATGGGATTTTTTGAAACTTGGCAGAATGGTTACGCTTTCAAAGTAAGAACTGGAGCACGTGAGATTGGTTGCAGTGGTGCAACATTTTCGAGAATTGGTTTCACTGATGACAATGTGACGATGTACCACGTCAAGGGTGTTTATCAACCTTCTGGAATTCGCATCCAGCGGAACAACCTCAACGTGGACACAGCATCTGCGACCATGGTGATGAACCTAACGCAGACAGAAACTAAACCACTGCTCGGTCAAAACATCTGCTTGCAGCTTCACGCACTTAAAGCGGCTGGCTTTACTGGCACTGACATCAATGTACGTCTGCAATACTCCAAAGAGCCGCAGCAGCCAATTGTGTCGTCCGATGGTACGTACACCAACGGTCACTTGGTACTAGTAGAGGATGACTTTACTTTGACGACCAGCATGACCGCCAAGGACAGCCCGTATGTCATCACTGGGTTGCTTCCAGTCGATGCTGTTCAAGTTGCGGTTGTTGTAACAGTGCCTTGGACTGGCGCGGCTGGCGCTGATGATTATGTTGACCTTGAGGGTTGTTTTTTAACTGTCGGCACTGTGCAATCTGGAGTTATTGAGCAAACCTTTAATGACTTGATTGTCAAAGCAAAAACCCGTTATCAGACAACATATCCGTACACAGCACCCCGTGGAGCAACAACCAAAGCTGGCTCTGTGCGCGTCACAGCAATCAACGCAAGCACAACCACCGCTGTTATTACCTCGGTGCGGTTTGACCCACCGATGGCGATCATTCCGCAAGTGTTGATGCAGTCCCCATTGTCAGGCACGGAAAACCGCTGGGAAAATGAAACTACTGGCGTGTATGTCAATGGCCTGCCTTACAACTTGAGCGATCAAGGCATCACGTTGCAAAACAATGACGCGGTGACTGCTGGCGATGTGCTTCTGTGCCATTGGACAGCGCGTTGCGTATTCTAAGGAAATGAAATGACAATCACTGTCGCAAAAAAACGTGAATTTGAGATGATTGGCACTGACCCTGGTGGTGACCCTTGCATCTTTCCTCGTGATCCTGCAAATCCAATTTTTGTTGATGCGTTCGACTTCAAGACAAAAATTATTGACGACACTCAACCAGACCGCTATTTAGCTTTCCCGTTCGTCGTAAAAGTTGGTGCATCGCTTGTCGGCATTTTTTCAGAGAGTGACTCTCATGCTAGTGGCTCAAGCCAATACATGATTCGATCAGACGATGATGGAGAAACTTGGAGCAAGGTTCAATTTTTTGATAATGCTGCACCAACCGTTTACAACACCACCCTGCTGACTTCTTTGTTGGCTGTTGGCGACTCTGTTGTCCTAAAAGTTTGGACAATTAAAAACGTGGCTGGCACTTTGACCGTTACGGTACAAAGTACAGGTACGCTTGGTGGGAACACTTACGCACTGTGGTCAAAATCTATTGCAGGCGCAGGCGCTAATTTGTGGCGCACTGGTTATGGCACTGTTGCGGGAAAAACTCAAACAGCATTATTCCAGTCTGCTGATGGTGGTGTGACTTGGACCGGCGTGTCCGTCATGTTTGCTGATGCTGCTAAAAACTTCAGTGAAGCCGATGTTGTTTATCTCAATGGGACTACCTGGCTGTCATTGGCTCGGGAAGACTTATCGTCGTCGATCTACAACTCTGTGTATTACAGCACTAGCGTTGATGACGGCGTGACATGGGCCTCTGCTGTTTTACTTGACCAAACCAAAGTCAATGGACGGCAACCAAACTTGATAAAGACAACTGATGGCAATATTGTCTTTTCTAGTGCAGACCGCAAAACTGGAAGTTCTGGTTATGCAGCAGACGGTACTATCGTTCCTTACGTTTACGACACGACGGGCATTACGGTTTACGGAAAACCACTAGTGTTGTTGGGTGCAAACCCAATGCTCACGTTTGGCGCACCAGGCACTACCGTAATCCGCGTAACTCAATCAAGCCACAGCTATACAACTGGCGATGTTGTTTTTATTTACGGCGCGGTTGGTTTTGATGGCATTCCAACAGCAGAGTTGAATGGTTTAAAAACAATCACTGTTGTCAACTCTGGTACATACAGCTTTACGACAACGACTGGCGCGACTGCTGGCGGTTTTTCAGGCGGTGGCAGTGCAATCAATGTTTACAACATTACTCAATGGGGATTCAGAACCCGCATTGCGGGTATGTTTAGCTCAGACGGTGGTCAGCCGTACACCAATGAAATTTCAACAGCAAACCATGTAAACACGGTGTTTTATCATCGCCGCGCCATAAATGAGAAGCCAATCATTGCCAGCGCAACTTTTTACGCCCCTAACTTGTGAGGCTGACATGGATAATTGCGAAATTCTTGAAATCACTGGCAACACTATTCGTTGCATTTGCTTGATGACAGGTCAGATATTTGAGATAAAACTGAATGGCTAACAGATATTGGATTGGCGGCACAGGGTCGTGGAGTGCCGTAAATTTGCTGAATTGGTCAACATCTAGCGGGGGTGCTGGTGGGGCAACAGTTCCTACTGCGGCCGATACTGCAATTTTTGACGCGAGTTCTGGCGGTGGTACGGTTACGCTTGCCGCAAACACAACAGTTTTGACATTTATTCCTAGTGCATTTACTGGAACGATCAACTTTAATAGCAACATTGTTAGTGTTGCTGGAAATGCAACAACTGTCTATTCTGGTGGTACGGCAGTAACAATGACTGGTACACCTCGCGTAAATTTGACATATGCTGGCGGGACAGGGACACGCACAATAACTGCTGGTATTGGCGTAACAGAAGCCAATGCTGTTAGCTTTAATGTGGTTTCGGGCAGCGACATCGTGAGCATGAGTGGAAATGGTGCTCGTTTAATGAACTTGACCTTTCAGTCGGCATTTACTGGCAGCTTTACACGTGCCAGTAGTGGTGGTCTGTATGGTAGTTTGACCATGCACTCAGGCATGAGTTTTACAGCTACTGCTAATACAATAACATTTGCCGCAACTACTGCTCAAACTATTACAACGGGTGGGCTTACGGTTGATACAGCGTTAAATTTTAATGGTATTGGAGGTTCTTGGGCATTTCAAGATGCAATTACCCAAGGTTCTACCCGAGCGTTTACATTTACTAACGGAACAATACAGCTTAAATCTGGAGTAATCAGTACAGTCGGTTCATTCGCCACATCTGGCACAACACAGAAGTTTTTGCAATCTACATTGGCTGGGTCGCAAGCAACTTTATCTCAAGTCACCGGAATAGTCAGCACAGGTTATTTAACCATCAAAGATATAAATGCCACGGGTGGCGCAACATTCAATGCGTATACAGTGAACAGCAATGTCAATGCTGGAAATAATTTAGGCTGGGATTTTTTTGCTCAACTGGGTAGAACAATTTTTACGAGGCGCAAAGAAAAGCGAGTGTTAATATAAAATTATTTGATTTTGGTTTTATTTTTATTAAGGGTTAATCATGTCTACAAATTCACAAATTGCTTTTTCGCCATTGGGCAAAACGGTTGTCATTGCTGCTGATGCTGCGGCTCCAACGGGTGTTCAAGCCCCAGTGCATGATCAACTAAATGCGCAGGCTGCGGGGCAGTATCGGGTCATCAATGCCAGTGCAGTAAACACTGTGTTTGTAGGTTTTGGTGCGACTGCCGCTCTGGCGCAAACAAACGCTGTTGCGCCTATTGCCGGCACTCCATCATCTGCAATTGTTCTGTTGCCCGGAAGTGTGGAGATTTTGCGTTTTAACACGGAGACGTTTTTTAGCGGTTTGGCAGCAGCGGCATCTACTGTCTACATCACACCTGGCCAAGGCTTGTAATCTGCCATGAACTCACAAGACCTCATCAACTTGGCTTTCGGGGCAGCGGCAAGCGGGTTGGGCTGGTTTGCCAGAGAGCTCTGGGCGGCGGTCAAAGACTTGAAATCTGATTTAGGCAAACTGCGCGAGGATTTGCCTCGAACATATGTAGTGAGAGATGACTACAAAGACGACATCCGCGAGATCAAAGAGATGCTGACCAAGCTGTTTGACCGCTTAGATAACAAAGCAGACAAATGAATGAACTGCTCCGATTGCTTGGTAACATTGCACCCGCTCTCGCAACTGCTGTTGCTGGCCCCTTGGGGGGTTTTGCTGTATCGGCTATTGCTTCTAAGCTGTGTGTAGCAGATACCGTCGAGGCGGTCACTAAAGCCATTTCCGCTGATCCTGACGCTGCTTTGAAGCTGGCTCAGATTGATCTGGAGACGCTGAAGGTTGAGCAGGCCAACACCGCCGACGCTCGGGCCATGCAAGTCGCTGCGCTCCAACAGTCGGATGTGTTCAGCAAGCGGTTCACGATGTATCTGACCTCCTTCTGGTCAGTCTGCGCGGCGATCTACATTGGCTTTATTACTTTCAGCGTAATTCCAGAACAGAACGTCCGATTTGCCGATACGATTTTGGGGTTCATTCTAGGCACGGTGATCGCAACCATGTTGAACTTTTGGTTTGGCTCAAGCATTGGCAGCAAAGAAAAGGACAAGAAATGAAGATTGCTGATTACATCACCATGATCTGCTGCCTTTCCTTGGCGGTGGTGTTAGTGGCGACTTGCACTGCTTCGTTGGTTGGTTTGTTTGACCCTATCGTAAACAACGACGAACTCTTTAAGATGCTCCAGCCATCCTTCAATACCATCGTCGGAGCGTTTGTCGGAACAATCGCGGGCATCAAGATGGGCAAAGAGCAAAAAGAGAACCAAGACAAGGGTGACAAATGAAAGCCAACTTTGAGTCATGCTTGGCCCACCTTCTGAAGCACGAAGGCGGCTACGTCAACCACCCGCAAGACCCTGGCGGCAGGACTAACCTTGGCGTGACGCAGGATGTCTGGGAGGATTGGATCGACCGCGCCGTCAGCGAAGACGAGATGAAGGCGTTGACGCCAGCCAAGGTTGCGCCGTTGTACCGCGAGATGTACTGGGATCGCATCAAAGGCGACAAATTGCCCTCTGGCGTTGACTACCTTGTCTTTGATGCAGCGGTCAACAGCGGGTTGTCTCGCGCAGCAAAGTGGCTCCAGACGACTGTCGGCGCTGTTGCAGACGGCGCCATTGGTGAGCAGACGTTGAAACAAGTGCTGCTGACCAATCCGCAAATGGTCATCGACAAGTACAGCGCAATCCGACTAGAGTTTCTCAAGGGCCGGTCAACCTGGCCGACGTTTGGAAAGGGGTGGGGGCGTCGGGTTGAAGAAGTCAAAGCAACTGCAAATAGTTTTGCTGACCCTGCTGGCAGCGATACTTGATTTGGAACCGGCAGCTAATCTTGCGAACGTCCTCGGCTAGCCCTGTCGGGTCTGTCTCGGCTCGCAGTATCTTGGCTTGGCGGATTGCTTCGCGTTGTTGTGCGTTCATGAGCAATGCTCCAAGGCCCAGCGAGTTGATTCGGATTCCTCACGTTCCCCCGGATTCAACGCGATACGGGCCAGCCGGGTCGCCATGTCGTCTATGATTTCTTCGTAGTCTGCTCGTCGCATGATTCGCGTTTGCCCAGCAAGTCGGCGGATTTCGTCATGTGCTTCGTCGCCAAATTGAGCACGAATATAAGGTCCGTACTCGGCACCGTTCCCACCAAGATTGATGTTGCACCGATAGCATTGGGGGTGAATATTTCGTAAATCCCATCGGGCGGCATTGCCTTGAGCCTGTGCAACAAAATGTCCAGCTTGGAGTTCCTTCCAATGACGGACCAATCCGCAGGTGACGCATCGGTTATATCCATCTTCATCGGCCTCTCTGAGTCGAACGTATTTGCTTGTCAGTTCCCACGCTTTATCGCGATACCATCTGAGGGGCTTGGCTTTGGGCTTCTTGGCTTTCTTGGGGATGGCTATCATTTCCGGCGAAAGCTCATGATGAGGTCGCAAATCGTCGCCGTAATTGCCCCAACGGCAAAGCCAATTAAAATAATTTCCCAATCAGTCACGCCGCCCACCTCGCCAGTTCGCTCATAACACGATCAACGTCGTTCTTGCTTGTTAGTTCCCATGCCTTGTCGCGATACCATTTGAGGGACTTGGCTTTGGGCTTCTTGGCCTTTTTTGGGATGGCTAGGGTCATTCGCTTATCTCGTAGTGACTAAACCCGAAATACGACTTCACAAACCACCACTCAAGCGTGAGCCCGCTTATTTTGTGCCGACGATGCAACGCTCTTTTCTTCATGCCGCTTGCTCCCACTCAAATTCAAAGCCCGCGAACTGCTCGCCTGCCCATATCTCGATCTGTGTCATGTAGTCGCAGAACTCGCCCACCTTGAGGCCGCTAGTGCGCTTCGGCACGCCAGTCCCATAGGGGCCGGAATCCATGCCAAGGAACCTTGTGGCGCAGTAGGCGTGCCAAACCTCAGCGGAGTACCAGACACCGCCTTGATACGCTGGGGCTTGCTTGCTGATAGCCGTCATCAGCGCCCAATAGCGCGAATTTTGCTCAAGGCTGCGCTTCGATTTGATTTCCTCAATCGTCACGCGGTACTGAATCCCCTGCATGACGGGAGCGCCGAAACTGTCGATAACGGGCTTGCCGTCAACGAGTTTCGGGCGCTGCCATGAAAGGCTGGCGACGTAATCGCGAATGCGTTGCCAGTCGTGGCGGCCGGATAGGCGGAAGTTCACTTTGGCGGCTCCGGGAGGGCTACCCACATCGTTGGCGGATCATTGTGCGGCCATCGCTGCCATGCTCCATCCGCCCAAAAGACACACCACGGGTCGGTCAGATAATCGCGGTCGGCAAAATACCCGCGAACCACAATCATCGGATGCTTCTGCCTCGGAGCCGTCTCTATCGGTTGCCACTCAAACGTAGTCATATGCCTTCGCCTCATCCGCAGAATTGAAATGCCGCACCCAATGCGGGCCAATCGTTCGCCAGTAAATCAACGTATCGCCTTCCCGGCGCCTTGAGATGGTGTCCCGATGCTGGCGGTTGCATTCTTTGCACCAGCCTCCGTCGCGGGATATCTCCATCACTCCGGGGTAAGGTCCGGGCATGGGGTCAGACCATTCCACGCGCCACCACCACAGGCCGCCAATCGGACAGAATGTGCAGCCATGTCGTATTCGTCTGGACAGATTCGGACACCTTCACCGGCTTCGCCTGACTCTCGCGTTTTCCGGCCTTGAGTGCGTTGTCGCGGCGGTGTTTGTCTCGCGAACAGACAACGCAGTTCTTCGTGCTTGTTGTCCGCACGTCGATATGTCCGTTACCGCACGGCTGACCGGTGAAGTAAAACTTCGCGCCCGCGAATGACGCTTCCATGCGTGTTGCCGGGATCTTGCCCTCCGACATGAGTTGATTGATCTCGGCGCGGTACTTGTCGGCCTTCGCTTCCTGCGCGCATTCCAGGCCGCAGTATTTCTGCCTGCGCTCGGTCGTTTTGCGAGTCGTTCCGCAGCGGACGCAAGTGATAATCACTAGGCTTGGCGGCTTGTTCATGCTTTCCGCTCCACGTCAGATACCCGCCGGCCTTTCTGCACTTCTGGCAGGACTTGTGCCGGTCGCTTGGTGACATCTCCCAAAAACAAGAAGCGCATAATTTCTTCCCTAACGGGGCCGCTATTCGGAATTGCTCTAGGGCCCATTTCGTCACTACTGAACTGTTTCAAGTTCGACCCTCTGCCACCCGCTGAGAGTGGCAACCATGAATGCCAGCCCTTCCACCCATTCTTTGAGGTTGTTTATTCGCGGTCTTCTGCTTCCAGCGCCGCTTCCGCCGCTTCCTGCGCCGCATCCGCCGCTTCCCGCGCCGCTACCCACACTTCCCACGCCGCATCCGCCGCTTCCCGCGCCGCTATCCACGCTTCCCACGCCGCTTTCTCCGCTATCCACGTTTCCCGCTCCGCTTCC